AATATTTATTCATTTTATTCCCTTCCTTATTTGTTATTTAATGATGATTTAAACAATTAAAACAAATTTCCCTATTGTCTAAATTGTAATTTCCATCTTTATCTTGATATACATTGTATATATAAGGCTCTTTACAACATTCTGTATCTGTTTTAAATTGTTTTAAATATTCATTTATTATTTTCTGTTTATTCATTTTTAAAACTCCTTTGTTGATTTAATTGACACCCAAAAATAAATACATATGAAGGACAAAAAAAAGATATTTCTATTTATAGGCTATTTTCAGAGTTTTTTAAGACTTTAAAATTTTAGGCTATTTTGGAAAATACTTATTTTGGAATTTAGTAAAATATTAGGTTTGTAAATTGTATTGTAAATACTTTTTAAGGTAGTTCAGAAGGTATTAAAAAGAGGTTAAAAAATAGGTAAAAATATGTTGCTTTTTGGTCATTTCTACGGATATACCACTCTAATATTTTGCTCCAGGAGTAATGACCTTCTAATATTTTTGGTGAGGATTAATGATAATTTTTAATATTTTTGCTCAATATTAATGGATCTATTTTAATATTTTCTCTCAGGATTAATGAGTTTTTTTAAGATAGTTAGCAAGTAGTATTGCATCAGCATTGTATAGAGTAACCTTATGATCAGGATATAGCTGCTGTGCTAATTGTTTAAGATAATTCTTTCTATCCTTCTTATCCATCTTTGGAACACCATAATACTTTTGCCATTTTCTAGGTAAACATAGCTGGTGTTGTATTTTAAGTGCAGACAAGATACCTAGCCACACTCCATAATTATATCCAAAATTAAATGTAGAAGCAACCCCTTGTCCTGGAAAAGAATGCACCTTCTCTACAATAGCAGTACATTTTCTAATATCTTTAGCTAATATTAACTCCTCTGCCATATCATGAGTAGTTGCAGGACATTTAAAAGTCTTTATCTCATCATCCATTAGAAAGCATATACCACCTGCTTTACCAGGATCTATTCCAATATATATCTTATCCATTATTGATATTTCTCCGTTATATCTGTTAGTGATAAAGTTCCATTAGCTTTCTTCTCTGGTAATAATGCAGCATTACAACAGTAACTATCAGTATTCTGGACTTTATAAGGATCATAGAAATCAGATGTATTACACTTAGCACAATATCCTAACACAGCATTACCTGTAGCATCTAACTTATATTCCACCTTCGCAGGTTTATCTTTTACCTCAGTATCTAATATATCTGTCCAAGATTCACCATTAATATAAGTCGTTGGTAATTTAATCATATTTCTCTCTATAGAGTTTAATTCAATCCATTTATTATAATTCTTAACTCCCTCTATGCATAGTAGTTGATTCTTTCTAGTTAGATTCTTAAATGCTGTATATGCTCTTTTCCTATCTTGCTTTCTTTTATATAATTCATAAAATTCATTAAATAGTTCAAGTGCTTTATCTTGAACAGTTTCTTTCTTTTCTTTTGTCTTCTTTTGTCTTCTTTTGTCTTCCTTTGGTGTATACTCGGTCGGGAATATTCTTGTATCATTCCCATAGTCCTCCAAGATTGCCTTCTTGAACTTATATCTGCTCGGTGTTGCTTTATCAATTCTCTGGTGATTTTTCCAATTTGTGATTCTAATTAAAGTTCTTTCATTATTTAGCTCGATTAAACCTACTCCAAGAAGGTTCTTGATGTATTCTTCTACCATTGAAATTGTTATATTTTCATCACATGCATAGCATACTGACTTCATTGTTAAAGCACTATTTTTCAAGATCCCATCATCATCAGCTACATTAAACATAGCAATAAACATAAGTCGTTCATATGGACTTATACTTAATATTCTGTGTGAATGCCAGAACTCCTTCTTAATCATTCTATTTCTCATCTTTGTTCCCTTCCCATTAAGTAACCTAAAATAAATCCCACTAGCCATGCTAAAAAATATATGGCTATAAGTTTATATATCATCTTCTAAATTTTCACCACAATATGATGGATCATAATACCTGTCTTTTCTATATGGATAGTTATTATCATAACAATCATCACAATAAACTCCAGTATATATATTATATGAATCAAATCTTGCCCACCAATGTTCAGTTATTGGTCTTACATAATCTGATTCTTTTTTACAATTTTCCCCTGAACATTTTTGTTTACTCATTACTATCCTCTTTTATTTCTTCAATTCTTTCTTCTAATGTATCTATATCGTTAAATCCATTTAATTGCATTACCATATCAGTTAATGAAGAATAACACCAAGCACAAAAAGCAACTGTACTAATTCCAAAATAACCTTTAATATCTCCTGCATCTTCATCTATTTCGCTATCACATATTGAGCATTTATCTGCTAGATCCATTATATCATCCAGATATACATATTAATCTCAACAATCATCATATAAGAACTCTCCAAGAGTATCTGATACTATAAAATTACAACTTGGATTACTACAAGCTAATGCAGGTTCTGTTACATCACATCCTCTAAACACATCTGTTTCAAACAATGTTGCAGTACATTTTGGACAGTTAGGCATTATATTTTCTCCCTTATAAGGCATCATACTCTCTCCATTTTAATTATTTAAATATTTTGTTTTTGAAATAAAGGATTGATAATTGTAAAATTATAATCTTCTTCAAGGTTTAAAACATCATTCCAATCAACTCCCCTTACTCCATAAAGTCCACCTATTAAAAACTCAAGCATATGCTCACTACCATAAAGCTCTCCACCTTTTCCCCCTTTTGAAAATAGAGCAGGGTTACTTCTTTGTTCATTCTTTAAATTTTCTATATGAAATAATAAATAATAGTATTTAGAAACAAGCCTTTCTAATATATTGTAAACATCATTCTCTATATTAGCATCATAGTAAACTTTGTCAGACCTTTCTATAGCAAATATACTAGTTCCCATGTTAGCTCCTTATAACCTAAATTTTTCTATCATTTGATCTAAATATTTCTTACCTACATATAATACTGCAATAACAAATATGACTGAAAACACATCATACAGGTGATTACCACTATCACTTTCTATCTTACCAACAACTGGTATTTCAAGACTCATCTTTTTAGATTGTAAAGTTGTATCTAATGTATTAATTGGTTTTGGCTTCATCTTTTTCTCCTATTAATTAAATCACTATCTCTTTTGGATTTCCTTTAACAAAAACCAATACATTTTGATGCACTTTTACTGCTTTTTTATAAGTCATATTACCCTTTGCTCTCATACTTGCACTTGCAACTGGATTTCTTAATATTATATCATTATAAAATTTCAACCCTGCTTTTTCAAATGCTCTTATTGTTGTACCTACTAAATCCATCATATATCCATTTTTATCTCTACAATTCCCAACAACAAAACAAGCATATCTATTGTTATTTAGCAATTTGCAAGATTTTGCGATAATTGATTCATAAACCTTATTAAATGAATTATAATCCATATTACTTAAATCATTAGGGTCATCACAATACACCTCTAAATCATAATATGGAGGACAACTAAATATGAAATCAAATGCTCTATCCATTTTATCTAATTCCTTATTACTATCTCCTATAATCCATTCAGGAATATTATTTGGAACAATATCTAATCCTTGTGTTTCATTAGATAATACTTGTTCATCTCTTAATTCAATTCCAGTATAATGATAATCTAAATAATTAGCAACTATACCTCTAACACTACCACCTGCAAATGGGTCAAGTATATTTCCTTGTTTTTTGCAGAACCAATGATATATCACCTCACATAAAACAGGGTCAAATATAGATATGTAGGGGTCTTTTGTAATATCTTCTCCAACTGGACTTAATCTTATAGCAGATGTTTTTTTTGATTTTAATCCAATCATTTTCCCATCAGATGTCATTCTTTGATTAGAATTGCTGTTTTCTCTACCTATTTCACTCTTTAATCCTATTGACTTCCATCTATTTTTTCTACTTTGCCAATCCCCACTTGCAGTATCAAAAATTGAAAATGGTGGTATTATGAACTCTTTTTTCAATTCAGTTTTTTCTTCTATCACTTCTCCAAATAAATTTACATTCATTTACCCCTCCTAATCCAAACACAACAAGTAATACACAAGAATATATATAGCATACATTGTGTTAAAGTTTCAATTATATAGAGTAGATTGTACATTTCATCTGTCATTATTCTACTCCTCTACTATAGTTACATATAATGGAAAGTATTTACTACTACCTCTATCTGTATAGTTATAATCTGCATTCAATGGACTTGTGCATGACCATAATGCTATCATAATAGCTATTCCAGTAATCATTCCTAATATGTAGTCAGTTGTTTTATTTTTCATCTTTACCTCCATGCTGTTTGCAGTTTGGAATAAACCTCTTATTCTTTATAGAATCCATTAATTTTTGTTTCTTTTTAACATAGACTGTAAATTTTTCTTTACATTGTTTACAGGTTATTTTTTGAATTTTCATGTCCTGGCATCCTTTTTGTTTTTTTACCTATAGTTGGAAAATCTTTATAGACATCTATCTCACCATACCATGCTGTTTGCCATACAGAATTACAACAATCACAAACAAACATTTTATCATCTTGGTAATACCTATTATTATCAACAGAATTTAATTCTTTCTGCTTGGTCATATGTTGTCTTATAAAGACATCTATGATCCATTCTGTACTCATTAAAATAGATTACCTTGATTTTCAGGAGCATCCCAAGTGCGAATCTCCCCCACAACATTCTTAGAATGCTCCTGCCTAACCTTCCATTTTTCTCCCCTTAAAGATTCATTTTCTTCTTGAACCTTTTGCCTACATCTCCAAAGAGATACTGGATTGCTAAGTTCTTTCCTAGATAATAAACATAATAGTTCAAAAGCTGACATAGTATCTGTTATATCCTTGCCACCTAATTCCTCGTTCCATATAATAGCAAGTAATGACATATCATTATCTCTTGATTGAGGGTATTTCTCTAATACTTCAGTAACTTTTTTCTTTACGTTTTTTATCTTCATTTATTCTCCAAAATGGTGGGGAGAGTTGTCAATTAAACCAAAGGAGTTCGGCAGCGAAGGGAATCTGCTGCTGGACTTTTGAGGTTATCTCTCCCCATTTAATTAAAATGGCAAATCATCCTCAGTAACTGTAGATTTTTTACCTTTTTTCTTATTAAATGCATCCCACATTATATTGACTTTTTCATCTGTAGAAAGCTCTTTTACTTCACTAGGTTTATTAGCATCCATAGAATTTGCAACATTACTTATAACATCAGTAATAGATTTTTTCTCAACAGGACTTGCCTCACCATTAGGCTTAACATCCCAAGTAGTTTTATTATCAGTTACAACTTTAGTAATAACAAGTTTAGATCCTGCTTTAACACCTAATCCTTGCAATAACTCATGTAATATCTGAGTAGCAAAGAATCCAGACTCACCTTTTATATTTTCTTTAGTACCATATAGATACCAAGTTCCATACTGCCCATCACCTGTTTTAGGTTCATCAAAACTCAACTCAACATCTACAGGCATATTTGGGTTAAACTTCATAGCTTTATTTTCCATCTTCATTATTCTCCTTTAATGTAATTATTTCATCCATTTGAAATTCTTCTTTGATCTTAGGCATCTTACCATAAGCATTACTATTCATGTAATGAAATAGATGTACAGCAGATAACCATTCCTGACTATTAAATCTATATTTTTTTAACTTGTAATTTCCATTATCTTTAAGGTATAAGCAATACATCTCATCTATTATACCATATTCTTCACCATATATAGCATCAAAAAGTAGCTTATAAGACACTAACTGTAATTCATGCGACTTAGGATACTCTTTACCAGTTTTAATATCTACAATGCATAATTTAGGCTGACCATCTTTACCATTAAGCACTAATACATAATCTATAGTACCAGCAAATGGTATATCTCTGGAGTATAAACTTAGCTCTATTGCTTTAATTACAGGTCTATGTTCGTTATAAAACTTCTTAAATGCAAGTATATTATGATAAATATCTTCAGTAATTTCATATGTATTACCTTTATCATATAATTTAGTATCAGTTCGCAAATCATCACCACCTGCTATAACAGAACAACATACATGGATGATAGTTCCTTTAGTGGCAGCTTCATTCATCAATCTATCACAATCATTTCCATGAGTCTTTAACCATGTATTAAAACCATAACCTTTAGATAATACGTTTAATATTGTAGTTGAAGAATAAACACATTTTCTATCTTCATCATCAGGGTTATAATAAGTCCTACCTATACTCGTATCTTTACGTCTTATAGAGCATTTAGGTTCTATTTGATTAAAACCTTCTTTAACAGTAAAATCTAAGTCTATCTTCTTCGGAAGAACTTGACTGGTTTCTTTTGTCGGCATATTCTTGCTCCTTCAATTAATAGATCTAATATTAAATCTTGTTTTCTATGAGTTTTCTCAGGTTCTTCTATTCTTTTATTAATCAATATCTTATCTATCTCAAGATTTAATTCTTGAGGTATCTTCAGATTAATAGAATGTTTAATCTTTCTCATCTAATATTCCTTTAAGCTGTTTTGAAGTTATAGTTCTTTTTTTCCAAGTATAACCATTACCATCACAATTACTACACATATAAGTAAAGAATCTGTGTTCGCTTGGTGTAAGATCCAATGCTTTAAAATCATCAAATTTTTCATATATATTCTCAAGATTTTCACCCTTGTCAAACACAATTTCACCAGTACCACTACATTTTTTACACTTGTTTTTAATTTTAATGTCTAAATGAACTATCATTTAGTTCTCCTATTTACTTTTATTACAAAATTTTTCAAATAGACAATCAAAACAAGTATATATTTTTTTAACTATACAAAAACCATCAATAGTATATGATATATCTTCTTTGTATTTTCCATTATCTTCTTCATCATTGGTATGTTTTTTACATTCACTACAACATACATTTTCTTCAACAAAACTGCCTAATTGAAAAGCAATATCAAGTTCTCCATCACTTCCAAATTTATCCATTTTTTCATCATATGATAATTCTCTCATTTTGTTTCTCCTTTGTTAATTGACATATATATAATATATAACAAAAATAACAAATATAACAATAATTATTTTCTTCTCTATAAAACAATAAACCCCACTAAAAAGTGAGGTCTATTGCTGTACTGGAACACATCTAGGATACTGTGGGATACCCTAGAATTTTTCTACCAAGTTTCGTTTATTCGCATGTTTACGTTGAACTTCTTGTATGTTTTTTGTTGCACTTGGAATCCTGGTTTATCAAATCTACATATTGCAAAATTTCCAGGAGAATTATCTTGTGATGGAGAAAATAAGAATGGTAATGTTCCATTTAAAGTATTATGATATACTGTGCCATATAGTGAATTATCATTATTTATATTATAGTTAAAATCTCCTGTTTCAGAATCATAATCTTTATCTGATGAGTAACCACCATTAACTGTATCTGCTTCATGTGTACCTACTAGCTCATTAGCTGGGAATACACCATTAGGCACACCATCTGTATAAAACCTATCTTGTAGTTGGCTAAATCTTACATCCCAACTTCTACGACCTAATCTTGAGTTTTTATATTTAAATCCAGTTTGATTTGCAGGATATAGCTCAAATGGTGTGCTATTCCACCAGTTAGGAGGTTTAATATGATTTATAACAGAATAAGTCGAACCACCTTTAGTTTGTTTTTGCTTAACACCATCCATAATTCTTCTTTGTGTTACAGCGAGGTCTGCATGGAATTCAGGTTCGTATATCATGCCAATACCAATTCCTCCTAAATGCCATCCCCAATATGAAGGACTATCTTCATTAAAATTACCATTCCTTATTAGTATTCTTATTCCTCCAATTCTTTCTTGTACAGTTTCTTCTGTTTCGCCTGGAGTAAATTTAGAAATACTCCATCCATTAAATTCAGGAATACCAATATAACTACCACCTGTGCTATTACATATATCTTCAAGTGTTTCCCATTTATTAATGTAGTCCACACTATCACCTGCTAATCCTGCTTCATAACCTTCTTGGACAGGCAAAAATCCAATTTGAAACTGATGATTAAATTTTGCGAAATCATGTGCTAAACAAGAAATAAACATATCACTTTTAGGTATAGATATTGGATCTTTAAATCTTATTACTATAGATTTCCATTGTTCAATAGTTGAAGGACTCATATATTTATTATAAGGCTGAAATCCTATTAATCGAGTTGCTACTCCAGGATCGCTACTAGATGCATCATGAAATCCTAATCCCAGAATATTACCTATATGATAATTATAATTTAATAAATCTATAAAAAAACGAGGCTTCTCAGCTTGATTCCCTACTGCCATAAATATCTCCTAATATCCACCACTACCACCAGAGCCACCTCCTGTTCCACCACCTTCTCCTTGCCTTATGCTTTGAGTAGATTGATATTGAAATCCTTTTATTTTCGCATCCTTATCTCTCGAAATAGTCATCATATCATCATCTGTAATAACAGCTAATCTTTTAGCTTTTGGTCGTAGTAGTTTGTTGTTTTGATCTTTTCTATATATATTTACAGAATCAGCATTATGTATTGATTCTGTCATAGCTTGTCCATTCGAATGTTGGTGATATTCTCCAAAATAATTATCACCATTGTCATAATAAAATTCATTTTGTTCTGTAAAGAGGTTATTTTTGTATATATCGGTATCTTCTATTGTATCAATAGGTAAATGTCTTGAATTATAATCTGAGAAGTAAGAACCCCCATTTTCAAAAGTTTCTTCTGATACAGAGAACAGGTCTATATCTAATATTTTATAATTAGGAGTAATTTCTTCTAATTCTTGTGTTATAATTCTTGCACCTATTATTGCAAAAGAACCTGCAAATTCAAACAATTCAGTTACTTCTGAATCTCCTGTAAGAGAAATACATAGTATTTTATTTCTTCCTGTTCCTACATACCAATTATCGGCTAACTTAGATTCCCCTATAAACTTTCCTTTATACTTTATCTCTATAGCAGAACAAGTAACTGGTTCTGAAAGTATTATTGAATCTCTGTAATGTAATAATTCTATCATTATAAATTCCCTAATATGTGATTAACACCAGTAAGAACGTCTGTAATATCTAGACTACCATCTTGGTTAAAGTCTGCTGCATACTCTGCGATCTCATTTTGAAATTCAGCATGACCAAGTATAATAGCTACCATTCCAACAATATCAAGAGCATTAAATGTTCCATCCAAATTTACATCACCTAAAACAACTCCAAGATCTTCTTCTTCAGAGGTAAATTGCACACTATCACTATGAACCACCTGATGCTCAGTTGAATATTTTAATGCATGATTTGTATGGTTAAGCATATTCATGTGATACCAATTAGTCCAATTATCTTGACCTATCGGATCATGAAATTCAGGTTCAGGCAAATCACCTATAGCAATTTGAAATATACTATTACCTGTAACTAAAGCCTCTACTTCCCATTCAAACTGAAATTCTCCTCCAATCTGACTATTAACATTCCTAAGAACTGCAATATGAGTTGGATTAGATGCAGAATTATCTGCAATTATGAATTGAATCTCTAATAATTTTAAATTTACATTGTCTACTGTTACTTCTGTGTGTTCAGGTGGAACTAAATCTTGCCAACTTGTTACAGAGATTAAATCATCACCTTCTACAATCTTAAAATTTGATGGTGGAAATACATGAGCTGCTCCTGCATTATCATCATTAAAGTTTAGAGCATTACCTCCATTTGCAGTATGAGCAGCACTACCTTCCTGTGCTTGAAAAAATATCTGATACTGAGGGTCTATTTGATTCTCAAAATCCCACATACCTCCAAAGAAGGGTAGATCCCATTCAGAATCGGAGCTTACTACTGATTCGAAACCCCAAAAAGCAAAAGCTGTTTGATTTAAAGAACCAATTTCAAATCCTTCTTCAGGAACAAGAGGTTCGAATACTTCTTCTTCTTCTGGAAGTTCTTCTTCTTCATCTCCTGGCTCAAACTCATATTCTTCATCAATATTATCTCCCCAAGATGCAGTAAAAGGAGTTATATCGGCAGCAAAACCTCTTAAATCATGCAGTTGCATACACTCTATTTCTACATATTCAATAGTTTTTTTAACACTTGTACAAATAAATATTGGGAATAAATATTGGTCATTAACTAAATCAATTCCATTTGCATAATTAATTCCATATGCTCTAACTCCACCCAATAATTCGGAAAACCTTATATATTCGCCAACATCTATATTTAGATATTTTAATGGAAGTTGGCATTTTATAATTAAATGTCTATTCCTATAGTGATGAGTAGACCTTTCTTGAAATTTGTTTATCGCTAAAGAACTAAAACCTGAGCCACTAGACAAATCAGTTCTCATATACTTTGATTCAAAATCTTTGATATGATTATCAACATCTTCTAGTCCATAATAATCTAAATGTGCTTCTGTAGCTAAAGTTTGTTCGAATAAATCTTCTCCATAATATTTAGTATCACTATCACCAAAATATTTCTCAGTATGATGGTCATAATTGAATTTAACATTAGTACCTGTTCTCAAATCCTGTTTTTTTGTTAATTTATAACTGTATTTAATTACATCTTCAGAATTAATATAATTAGAAGCAAGTTTGTCATCAAGACCATAAGTTGTTTTAATATGGTTTAATCTTAATTTTCCATCAAAACCTATTCTTGGGAATAAAAATGTTGATTTAGCAATATCTTCAATTAAATCTTTACTATTAATTTCTTCTTTTTGAGTAAATGCAAACCTCCAATTGTAATGATATTCTAATGCACTATTTACACTATTTTGATCTATTTTACGAGGATGATAGCCTAACTCATTTACAAAAATATCAACAATTATATCTACAGGATTCATTATTCTATAACCAGCAGAATCTATTCTACCTTCCACACTTGCATACATATCTTTATAATTGATTTTTGTATCACAAACAGACATACAAGTAACTTCAGGCAACCATCCTTTCAATGTTGCTTGATAATCAAAATTATATGATGTATTATCCTCACCTGGAGGTTCTGTAAAACTATTAGTATTCTCTGATGTAAGAGTTAAATCACTCATAAACCCAAACACCCCTAAATGAACATGATATTTACCATTTGCAGCATCATTTTCGAATTTTGCATAAGGATTAGAATATTGTTTATCCCATGCAGTATCACCTGTTTCATTAATAAGATTTACATCATAAAGCTCTAATGGAGATTTTCCATCAACCTCATATGATGCCCAGTTAATTTGTGTTGGATTATGTTCTCCATAAGTTGAATGATCATGATAATCGGAAAATCTTACGACATCTCCTAGTTTAATAACATTACCCCATGTATCATTATATCCTCCAGTTAGTAATGTCCAATAATATGACTCATAATTAATAGATCCACCTTCACTCTGCCACCACCTGTATCTAATTTTATTGAGAAGCGATAATTCTCCACCTATAGATCCTACACTTCTAGCTGCTGTGTATATAATTTTACTTGAATCTGCTTGATTAATACTTTGCTCTGGCATTACCCAATGACCAAATGCAATCCAATGTGCATATGTACCTTGAGCAGCTTGACTACAAGCACCACCTCTGTTTATAAACTCTATAGGAGGTTCTGTTTCTATAACAAACCTAAACAGGCTATGTTTAAACATATTTTTTTCAAGTTGCTCTATATTGCCTGGCTCTGCAATCATAGCATCACTTCTATTTGATAAACCCATATCAGCAGATGCTAATGTATGAGTAGATTCAAAACTGCCATCAGTCATATATTCAAATTCTTCTTCAATTAATTGATCTCCACCCATAGGCAGTCCATTCGAATCTGTATGAACACTACCACCAAACCCTGTATCTCCATCACCTAAACTAATAGTGGCTGATTCTTGATCCCATGCAACATTAGGATCTCGTCTTTCTAAAGTTATTCTACTAGGTTTATAAACAACCATTAATTGTGCTACAGACCTTGTCGATAATGGAGTTGTAGCAAATTGAGCTACTATAGTTGGATATACATCATCATTAATATATTTGATTTGAGTTGGATTGTCAGGGTAATCAGCAAAATTAAAAAATGAAGTTGTTTCATTAGGAAAATTATTATCCCCTAATTTGTAATCTATTGTATCTGCTATACAGCAATAATGGTCATCTACTACTATAAATAAAGCTCCAAAATCACCACTACCACTAGAAGGAGTTGCTAATCCTCTATTAAAAGGATACCCATACCTTTCAGGTTTATCTAAATAATTCCTAAAAAATCTCAATATTGGTCTTGAGTCAGCATAAACTTTTTTATTAGCACCAACTACTACTGGAGATTTAGGCATATAACCATAAACCATAGGTATTCTAGCACCCCTATAAGCATCCATAACACTATCATTATTTGGTAATTTGTTTTTTGGAAGCTGTTGGTGAAAACGAGAAGCACCTAATTCTTCAGCAGTTATAGTTACAACATTGTCATCATGTGCAATTTCTCTTATTTCGCCAATATAAAATGTTGGACTAACTTTTGGATGCTGATCATAAACATCTCCCAATGAAGCATTAATGTCAGAATCAAAAGATATTTGGTCAAAATAAACTGAGGACATAGGAGCTAAACTATTTATAGACTTATAACAAAAACTTATTCTTCTTCCTATAAGAGATTCTTTCCCTAATATATCAGAAAATCTTTTACCATTATAAGGTGTATTAGATATTTTAAACGTACATTTAGAAATAGTATATTTTCTATTTTCAACATCTATTTTTTCTGTTATTACAGGATTATCTAATAATAATGGCTCAAAATATAAACCATCTGGGAATCCATTATCACCATATGGATTAGGAGAACTTTCTATACATTCATCATGAGATAGGTATACAGGATGTGTAGATAATAACTTGTCCGACCTTTCTCCAGAACCTCCTGACGAGCCACCCTCCCAATAAGGATCAAACCATGTAATCCAATCATCCCTTTCAATAATCAACAATGGGATTAATTGAACATCCTTAGCTGATATATCTTGTTCGAATACTTGTGGTAATTTCATTTATCCAATTCCAAAATCTGTTCCTCTACGAACTGCTTCTCTAATATTTTCTGCTAATTCACCTTCAACAAAATCTGACGTTAATACATTCCCTGACACATTTACTACTACAGAAGCACCTCCACCTTGAACACCATCAATATTAGGACTTTCAAGAGGAGTAATAGATACTTGTTCTGCTCCTGCTTCACCTGCTAGAATCATAGTTGGCTCATCTACAACTTCATCCATACCATATTGAGCTTTTTTGCTTTTTAAAGGAGCTGATAATGCTTGTATCCCTAGACCGATAGCAGCTCCAGCAGTAGCAGCCATAATAGCATTAATAGGGAATGGATACTGTTTAATTATTTTTGTCATTTGAGATGCAGCAGCTTCAGCAGCATATCCAGCTATAGTGTCAACAGCTGCATCTTGTGCTTGATCTGCATTTTCTCCATAAAGTTTCCCAATTCTAATAAAATCTTTGGTAACTGATTTTGTACTTTTTTCATGAGCTTTTGCTGCTTGGTCGGCTGCCTTCTTTTTCTCAACTGCTGCTTTTTCGCTTTCTATCCTAAGATCTCTCTGTGCATCTGTTTCCAAACCAAGTGATTTTGCCAAATCCTCATGTTTTTCTACCAACATAGCTATTAGTGCTTGTTCATGCTCATACTTCTCTAATTGTACGTCTTTTTCAGCTTTAAATGTTTCAAACTGCTCAAGGAATATTTCTTCAGGTGTTGGTGGAGTTGGATCTGGTGTAGCTGGAGGATTATAAACATCATCTAATGCTTTTCCAGCTTTAGCTCTTTGATTCTCAGCTTCTAATATCTGTTTAAGAAAATCTATTTCTGCTAAATATTGATTCTTCTTCTCTATCTGATCTTTACTTAAAGTTGCTTGACCTTTAATAAGTTCTTGTAGCAACCCTACTCTATCAGAAATAAACTTTTGAATTATTTCTTCATTAACTTTATCTGCATTTTGAACATCAACTTTTCTTTTTCTTAAAGTTATATCCTTCGTTAGAGATTCTACTTTTACACCTAATAGCTCTAGTTCTTGATGTGTCAGCTCTCTTGATTGGTGCTTAATATTGTTTACACCTTTCCCTTGCCTTCTTAATAAATAAATAATTCTCTCATTTGCAGTAATCCAATTTTCAGTATGCTCCTCTATCTTAATAATATTATCTAGTAAAGTTAGATCACTTTCTGCCATTCCAAGCTCTCTTAATTGCCTAACAACAGTTTCCATATCAGTTTCGTTTAGCTTGTTAAAGAACTCAGATAATTTTTCACTTGCTGATTTTATACTCTTTGTTATTGCTATTGTAGCAGGTTCAAATATTTCACCCATGCTTTCGGCAGTATCTCCAACAGCATTTCTCATTTGTTCAATAGAACCTGTCATTGTATCTGCTTGTGCTGCTGCTTGTCCACCAAATAAATCAGCAACATTACCAGTAAGGCTTTCTAATCTTTCTGTAGATCCAACTGCACCTTCAACTTGTATTCCATATCTTGACAAGGCATTAGTAGAAGAACCAAAAGATTTAGATACTAAGTCGGCAGCAGCAGTTAAGTCCATACCTTTAGCAGCAGCTAAATCAAGAGTAGTTTTTGTTAATTCTTTAATCTGTTCTTCATCTTTAGTAAATGCACCAATTAATGCTTGGACACCTATAATAGCTTCATCACCAAATGTTGTTGTTTCTTGTAATGCAGATGCTTGTGTTAATAATGCTTGAGAAGTAAATCCTAATGCCTGAGATAATTTTCTTTCTGCTAATTCTTGTTCTCCATAAGCTCTTATTAATGCACCTACAGCTTTAGCACTTCCACCAAAAGCAAATGAAACAAGTAGCATATTGTTTCTTAAAGCACCAAGAGTCCTTCTTAAACCAGAAGTAGAGATTCTCATTTTTTTAGTTTGATCATCTACCCCTTTCATGGATTTTTTTACTGTTTTAAGCTGAGCTAATAACTTCTTAGTTTTAGCTTCTAATTCTAATACTATCTTTTGTTGATCAGCCATTTATCCTTCTTTCAATTTTTTATCTCTTAAAATCATAGCACTCTTAATAGTATAATACTTATGTATCCATAAACTAGGAGTATCTTGGTATGATCCTGAATATGGAGGTGTGCTTGTATCTTTGCAATAAACATATTTTTCTATATCTTTCTGACAATTCATGTCTAATATTTTCTTATTACATGCAAAAAAAGGTAATTGTTCGTATATATTGTTTAATATATCAAACGAAGTACTTGATTTTGAAACAAACTCTGCTTCTTCTTTTAGTTTTAAAATATAATCCCACAATTCATCATTATTATTAATGGTTATTGCAGGTTCATCTGAATGAATTAATATATTTTGAAACGTATAGGGGTACTCATGATAATTACACCCCTCACAACTACTGTCCAATAAGACATTTAATCCTAGTTGGAGGGAGCTTCTTCCCCCATTATTTGCGAAGATTGAACTAAATCAAATAATTCTTCTCTTTCAACATCAGATAACTGCTTTAATACAGAATCAGGAGGATATGCACCATTAGGTTTCCAGTTTTTAAACTCTCCACCACCTAGTCCAGCTCTAATCCAAGCTGTTCTTGCAACATTAAGATTTTCCACAACAGTAGAACCATCTTTGTGATATTTCATTTTGATAATGTCTTTCAACTCATCAATCTTATCCACAGATAATTCTCTAATCTTAACTTTCCTTCCTGATTTTAACTTCTTTTCTATCATGTTCCAATACTCCTTATTTTAATTACCAAGCTGACTGTGATTCACCATTGAATATTTGTATTTCAAATGCTTCATTATTATCTGATGCTCCTGTTGATACACATTCAAAAGGGAGTGTATGGAATATACCACTTTCACTCACATCTTGTCCTGGATCACCTGTATATTGAATATTCATTTGCATATTAGCTTCACCAACTGAACTCAATGTTCCATCACCAATATTAATAGCAAGAGGTAATGTATCACCATCAAGAAAATCTTGAATAACATTCCTTGCTCCTTCATAAGCAAAGTTATCATCCATTTTAATGGTTAAATCTCCAGTAACAACATACTCAGGAATAGAATAACTTTCTGCATCACCATTAGAATTAAAACCAACTCTATTAACACCATTAGCGATATTAATATTTAATGATTTCAAAATTAAATCTTGAGTTGCTCCATCATCACAAGTTAATGTTTTAGTTGATATATTCCCAATATTATAGTATCCTGTTGTTTCAGGTGCTGTCCAACTTCCTGTTGAAAATGATTGTTCTAAACAACTTCCTGTTGAAACAGGATTAGAAAAACCACTAAAGTAATTACCACTCATGGTCATAAACCCACCATTTGTTCCATAATCTAAACTTAAACTTAGATCAGAACACACTACTCCAGTAACTTTAATTCCTTCTCCTGAATCAGCTCCTGCTACTTCATAAGCAAGATTAACAGTATGTGGTATATTATTAGTTTTTGAACCACCTAATGAACTTAGTAATGCCCCTTGACCACCTATTTCATGTGTGTGTATTGTACTACTAGCTTCACTATGTTCTTGACAAACCAATGCTAAATGTTGAGATAACAACTTTGGAGTTGCTATCATATCAAAAGGCATTGTTACAGTACCACCTCTTAAATTCAATATTGTATCATTAGAATTTTTAACAAGTCCTCTCCCTGATAATAATCTTGATTCTCTAGTAACATTAAATGTTGGTTTAGAAACTTGAACTATTGGTAGTTGTCTAAATGCTGTACCTTCATCTCCTGTAACATCTATACCTACACCAAAAGAAGATTCAGCTTTAATACCTGCTACAACATTACTAATGGGAACGACTTTTGCACTTATAGCCATTTATTTCTCCTTTATTTTTTTATTTTCTATTATTTCAACCAATCCCATTGATGACATTAGTTCTGCATTTTCTTTTGATAATGCTATTGTCTTGCCATCTCTTAAATCGTTAAATTCTTTAGATGAGCAAGGCATACCAACAGCATTAAACTTTTCTAATTTATCTGCTAACCCTTTAACTTTCATAATTCTCCTATTTATGTTATATTTGCAATATGAGAGCAATTAAACTCCCATTCTACTATATATGGATCTTCTGGTTCACCAGCATCTAATGTGCAAGTTTCCATTCTACAATCAAATAATTGTGTATTGTCAGCTAAATCCATAGATATATTATCATGCATTAATGCTTCAGCTCTTGAAACAAATCTTAATATATGATCATATTCCTTTTTACCAATTTCTTTACTATCAAAATAAAAGGAAATATTTATTGTAAATTCTCTTTGCTCCCCACCAGCATATAACTCAGTTAGCTCAGAAGAAGCAGGTTCTAGCCTAAAATACTGATTTCCTGCACTCTCATCAGCTCTGCCTATAAAAACAGGTGCAGTACCACCAAATTCAGTCCTTAAAGTAGATTGAACTTTATCTAATATATTCTTCCAATTATTTGTGAAAGTTACAGGCATTATTTATTCATCTTTCTAGCCAATTCTTTATTCCCACCATGATATTTATATGCATGACCATGTTTTACTAATTCTTCGTTCATATTTACACCATCTAAGACAACTTCTCCTAAACAGCGACCATACTTGCCAACTCCATGAGATATAAGGTTAAATGAGCCTTCTTCAAGGAAGTCAACAACAAACTGTTTTGCTGCTAGTCCTTTTTTCTTTTCTTCTAAATCTCTAGTTCTACTTTCCCAAGTATCTACACCATATAATCTAACTCTGATTTTAATATGACAGTTAAATCCTAAATCAGCCAAACAATCAAGTGTATCACCATCTACTACTCTAAGTAATTTTGCTTTATATTCAAACATTATCTTCTCGTCATCTTAATATTACCAACTTGTCCAGGAGTTGATGAATCTAAATTGTGTCCAAATAACTCTATCTCATATTCATCATTAGCAGTAGTTATAGCAGAATCATTATCTCCACTCCAACGTATTTTCATACCAGACAAACCTAAACTCTGATAATCTCCTGTAATAATTTCAGAATCTATCAATACATTATTCTTTAATTTTGTTGAATCTTTACCTTTAACTGTCATTCTAGTAGTTCCTATAACACCATTTTCACCACTATCTATATAAACTTTTAATAATTCATAAGCAGAACCAGTATAGTTACCTGTTAGTTCAACAGGTCTTAAATCTGAAGAAGCATTTACTGAAACCTCTCTAATAATGCCCTTAGCAGCATCCATAGTCCTCTGATTGCCTAATATAACAATAGTACCTGAGTTGATACCATCTACTATTTCAGCTAATTCCTCTTTAAACGGCTCTATAATGGGATTTGTGGGATCTTCGGATGTGAGGAGAAGTATAACAGATTGTAAGGCTGCTGCTCGGACAATAATATCTGGATAATTTCCTTCTCTATCTTTAATTTGTGTATCTGTAACTCTATAACCAATCTTACTATCAATCATTCTTGATGCTCTTTTGGCTACTCTTGTTATTAATGTTTCAAAATCATCCCCTGATTCTACAAGTATATCATTAGGGCTAAGAGTTGCACCTGCACTTGTTGTAAGAAATACTTGAACAGAATCTGTACTTGCTGAGTAATTAAATTCATAATTAGCATTAGGACTATCACCTACAGAAGTTCCCTCTATTCCATCAAAATATAATTGAGTAATTAATCCTGTACTGTTTGCTTGATACTGATTTGTTGTATCTGTGGTTGTCCATCCATATATAGGTCTTTTAGAATCACCACTATCGTTTATAGCAGGATATGTGTCTTTAATATCTCTATGAGTACAATATTGTATATTACTTGTTGCCATTATTTTTTCCTTTTACCATATTTAGCTTTTCTGCTTTTTTTAGGTTTTAAATTCTTACTACCATATTTACCTTTACCAGATGGCATAATTTACTCCTTAATCAAATGCTACTATTTCAACAGTAGAATTAATTTTACTATTACATGACCTAGCAGATATTTCTACAATCATATTCTGTGTATTAGTTCCAGAATTATTACCACCACCATGTGCTGAATCATAATTTGCAGTTATAGCAAACTGTGCATTAGCTTCTCCAACAAAGTCTATAGCTCCTGTTTGATAATTAATAGTTCCAGTCGCAGTTCCTTTGATATTTCCATGACCATCATCATAAAAGAATACACCAGTATTAGGAACTGTTACACCATCTCTATTAATAATTGTATCATCTGGTAATCTAGCAGAAACAGCACCTGCTGGACTTACAGGTATTCTACCAATAATATTAGATCCATCAAATAACTCATCAGTTCCTGCTGTTCCATCAGTATTAGTTGTTATTGCTACTGCTGAAGTAGATAGTCTTGAATGAGATGTTATTCTAATATCTCCATTAACTATTCCAACTGAAGCTCCATCTTGGAATCCATTTTTAGCTGGATTATAATACAATGCATTTATAGCATTTTGTAATTTTTGAACTACTCCATTAGTACCACCAAAGTTAGTATTATTCGCATCAGTTGTAAATGTAATCTTATCTGTTGTGCCACCATTAAGAGCTACAGACAGATAATAAGTTGTTGAAGCAGATAAACCTGAATTTGTAGAAGCAGTAATACCTTTTAACCCAAATGATTGATAACCTGGCTCATAAAACTTACCTGCAACAGATCCTGGAACTATACCATCTGCTGTTGAATCTGCTACTCTACCATATCCAAAAAAGTTACTTACACCAAATCTTCCTGAAGCATCAGTTTGCACTACACTAAAATCATTATAATCTCCATAAGTATTAAATATAGGGAAATATACTTTAGCATTATTAACTGCACCACTTGTAGCATTTGTCTGACTATCTTTATCGGCTGCTGATGTGCCATATAAAGCTCTATCCACACTTAACACATGAGTTGCTATTGAAGTAACTCTCATAACTTCTATTCTAGTTGCAGTCGTATCATTTATACCGACTTGAATTAAATCTCCAACCTCAAACAAATCTCCATCATCTACAGTTAAAGTTGTACTATCATCCTCAAAATCTGCCTGATTAATTAGAGTTCCACTATCAACTTCTAAATCTGAGGTTAATGTTAAATAAGCACCATTTGTAGTAGGTTTAGCATTAGCAGCAGAAGCATCATCCTCATAAGAAACCCATCTTGCATTAGGTAAAAACATATATTCACCAGCACCTAATAATGTTGTTATATATCTAGTTGTACTTGCACCATCACCACTAATATCTATTGAATTAGCATCATCTACATTTGAGTTATTAGCATAATCAGTTACTTTAAACTGAACTTCTGTACCAACTTCACCATCATTTTTTATAACTATAGATTTTGCATTCCTAATAGATGATTGCCCTATAGTAGTAGAAGGGGTTAATAAAGTAATAAAAGAATTACTATTATCTACTTTTTGCCTTAGATTAAATACTTCAGTATAATCTTCAGCAAAGTTGAAATTAAACGACTCCCCTGTTCCTGTCTGTATTGTTAAACTTTCTGTTAATTTTGCCATAATTCTCCTATCTCAAATGGTACTTGACTGTTATATTTATTGAATAATCTGAGTTAACACTATCTGATCTAAAAAATGCTAATATTACTTTACCTGCATCTATATCTGTTACATCCTTAGTTAGCGTAGTCTTATAAATTTGCTCATTACCTGCATTGGTAGTATCTGCTGTACTATGTGCTACAACTGAACCAGAGGATAATGCACTTGTACTTCCTGAAGTAAATGTATATTGGAACAAATGAATCCTTGTTGTATCTCCAGTCGCATCATCAGCTCCTACAAAAGCATATACATTATCTATCGTTATATCATCTGGAACAAACCACATCACAGGAACTAACTGAGCAGCATACTGACTATCTGTGTTGGCAGTAGTAAATGTTGTGTCTGGATCTGTACCTGTTCCAAAATCTACATCATTACTTGCACTTGCACCACCACCTCCTGAACTAAATGGAATTGCATAATGAGTATTCGCACTAGGATGAGAAAAATCATTAAAATTAACACCAAAATAAGCATATTGAGTATTTACATAATGACCTAATGCCCTTACATAAGGAATAGTTGTATTAACTCTAAACTTTTCACTACCACTTGCATTATCTACCTCCAATGCATTTCCATTAGATGAAGGATAAACTATCAATTCACTATTAGATACTTTTATAGAAGAAGAAACTCCATCACCATCTGTGCATCTTACTGCTGTTCCAGTAACTCCACTATTATCATCAACTCTTAAAAGGCTTTTATATCCACCTGATATTGTAGTATTTTTTAACCCTGCCATCTACTCTCCTTACGTTCCATCATAAATTTCTCTTGGTAATGCTGTTGCTTTCATAATAAAAGGAGCATACTCTCCTGTTGCATCCCCACCCCAATGTAAAGTTACCCTACTTGCTTGTTCTGCTTTTGCTCCAAAATAATATGTATAAGATGATCCTGCTGTCAATCCTGTTATCACCCATTGATGATTTATTTGATAATGGTCTGTTTCATCCCCCTCTGCAACATAATGCTCATGTGTAACATCTATTGTATTATAAGTTTCATTATCTGACAATCCAAATTGTAACCATCTATTTGTAGTCCATTTACAAAACACACTCGCAAATATCTCAACATTACCACTTGGAGGTGCTACAAATGTTATTATAGCATTATTTATGGTAACAAAAGATGTGGTTACAGAATAACTACTATCAGCAGTATCATTTGACAAGCAAGTATATCCAAGAATCTGTCCTGCATGTACATCAGAAGAATCAATACTTCCTGTGACCTCTAAATTACCAGACACCCTAGCTCCATTACCCTCACTAGCAATACTTAAAGAAGATAGTGAATCATCTTCTGACCTTAAAACCTGAAGATGTGAATCTAATATCTGATCTATCTTGAAACTATCTTTCATTTTTTAATCTTATCTACCTTCTTTGCCAATTCTAGTAACTGATTTTCATAATTATCAACTCTCATCTCTAACTCATGAATTTTCAAATCCTTAGCAACTAATAATTGTCTTATTTCTTTAACACCCTTATCTGCTTCATTAGGCTTTTCCATATAATCAACTAAGCTCTTAATCTTCTCAATGCCCTTAAATTGCTTTAAAACCATATCAAGCACTTTAGGTACTACTGCTTTAATAATCATAGCAGGAAGCATCTATTTTATGCCTTTAACTACTGTTAATGTGCTGTCATAGATGGCATCTAATAATTCTTTCTCTTGTTTTTCATTTAAGATAGGAACATTTATCTCTTTATTTAATTTTGCAACTACTTCATCTTTGTTATCAGTTAAGTATTTAATAACATAATCAATAGCAAAGTTCTTTAAAAAATCAGTTAGTTTTTTCATTTTTCTTTATCCCTTAATATTAGTTTATTTATTATTTCTACCAATGCTTCGTATTTACTCTTAATCCCTCTTAACTCTATCTGCATCTTTTTCTGCTGATTAATAAGAGCAATTATAATATTTCTTAAATCTTCATTTATAATCTTCTCTAATAAGTGAAACTTATGGTGAAGATCCTTTGTTAAATCATCCTGTATATACTTGTTTTGCTTGTAAATAAACCAAGCTAAACCAAGACAAAATGCTACTGGTACTCCAAATTCCTGTAATATCTCTATAGGATTCATTCATTACTCTGTGCTTTGACTATATTAGATAGCTCTATAGCTCTATTAGGTGTCTGCCTAGCCCACCTACTATCAAGCATTTCTTTAGATGCTTTATCATAGTTTTTATCTGCTAAATATTGAATTGTTTTTTTGAACTTGGAGAATCCAGAAACACCCATTTGGTAGCACATATTATATACTACATCTTGTATTTCATAAGGTGCATCATTAACCCAAGAGAATCTATTCTTAACTCTCTTGATTAAATGTTCCAGTTTTCTTACGAGTATTTCTTCTGCTAAATCAAGGTCTAATTCTAAATCTGCTACCTTAAATCCAAACCCTATAGTGTCATGACCTTCTGTGCATTGATAAACCCTAGACCTGAAACCTTCATGTTCCTTGATCTGATCTATTAATGACATTCTAGTTAGTTTCTATAATTACAACTGTAAAAATTTTAGATCCAAATTTTGCACAACTATGTGAAACTTTAGCAGGAGTAGTATCTAAACCATCTATCCAATCCTGTATATCTTCTGCAAGAGTTCCATCTGCATCTCCATCTGCACTAACTATTTTATCATCATTATGTAAAAAACTTTTTACTTTGATAGCCATTATTTACTCTCCTTCTTTTTAGAAGGCTTTTTAGTGGCTTTCTTTTCAGCTTTGATTGGTTTACCATTAGCATCACATTCTTCAAATCTTTCCATTAAAGAATCCATGTCATGATTAGGTGTAGCTTCAATAACTAAACCATTTGGTTTTTTGAAATATTTTGACATATTAAACTCCTGTTTGTGTAGGCAAGGATTAATGTTATTTAAGGATTTTGCGAATCAATAATGAAAAAGATAGATTGGCATTAACCCTTGCCTATATTATGATTAGTTATTAAGAAACGTCAGTTAAAACATAAACACCGAAAGCATCTTTGATTTCAATCTCACCCCAGAAACCAACAACTACATACTCTGTAGTTCTCATAGAAGCATTTCTTTCTGTTTCCATTCTAAATAAACCATCAACACCAACAGCTAGTCCAATAGCACCTTTAGAAAATGCAAATCCAGCAGCATCACCACCAGAACCAACATCTTCATTGATTTGATCAGACCAATAAACATTAAAACCAGCAATACTACCAACAAAACCAGTAGATATAGCTTCTTCACCTTTAGAACCCATTAAAGACATAGGTTTAGCATTTGAACCTGTAACAGCATCATCATGCAATAAAGATATAAGACCTTTAGCACCCCAAACTTGTTTTGGAGATAATACTAAATTATAAGGCATTGGCGCACCTGCTGCTCTTAATTGTCGCATTGAACCAAAAACATGAGATAAAGCTAAAGCAGTACCTGCTGAAGATTCAGTTTGAGAAAAGCCTGTACCTAATGCAGTTAAGTCAGCATCAAGTTTAGCAGCAACTGCATTACCTAATACATTACCTACATTACCAGTTAGATCTTCTGCATTACCCATAACAGCTAAATCAGACACATCTGCTCTAATAACATGCTCACCAATAGTAGCAGTTCTAGCAGCAGTTGTTACTGAAGTAACAGTAGTTTCATCAGCACCATCACCTGGTGTTCCAACATCACTAGAAGCTAGTTTTGTATAATCTGCGAATTGAACATGAGATGATCCAGGAGTTGCTTGTTTAGTAGTAACAAGTGGGAACATAACATTAGCATGGTTAAATGCTATAACAGCATCACCAATAGTTCTGCCTAAACCACCAGCTGCAACACCAGTATCTGTTTCTGCACATGGCATATTAGCCATAGCACCATGTAAAGCATAGTTTTGTAATCTTTCTAAATTCGTCATTGAATTTACCTCTTAATTTTACCCTCTATCAACTGCTTTCGCCTTCAAGTAGGATTTATTTTTTTAATTTATGAGGTCTTAACAATGTTTCCTTCTTCATCAAAATCTAATCCACTAAACATTCCAATAGAAGAAGTGGTTATGGATTTACCTTGCTGATGCCTATTAGCTCTTTCTTCTAATTCATCAACATAAGTATTATAATCCATTTTCTGTCCTTTATACTTGACATCACAATCTCCATCATCTTTAACATCTACAACCATATCACCTTTCGGATCAAAATCAACTCCCATAATCTTACTATGGTCTTTCTTAATAGCCAATTTTAATCTTTCCAGATGTTTGAGGTGTATTTGCCTTTTGATATCCTGCTGGATCTTTAGTTGCCCATTCTTGATAAGAACTGTAACCACCAAACTCTCCTAATTTAGCATCTCTGCCTTCAGGCACATTTGGTACATTTGATTTAGAAACATTTAACCTCTTTGATAATTTTTCTATATCACTTAAAGATAAATGACTAAACTGTTCTCTATCATCTTCAGAAAAAGATTCTAATAATTCAGACTTACGAGTATTTAAGTAATTGTCATATTCGGTAGCTTTTTTAGTTAAAGATTCAATATGTTGATCTTTTTCAGCAATAATAGTTTTAAACTCACCAGCTTCTTCCATTTTTTTCTGCCTAGCTGCTGCTTCGTTCTTTTCAAATTGCTCTAATTTACTTTGAAGCTCTTGATTCTTACCTCGTAGCTTTTTATTATAATCTACTTCATTCTCATGTAGGGATTTCCAGTTTGTATCATTTGAATTACTTTGAACTGTCTGTTCATTAGTTTGAGCTGTCTGCTCTCCAGAATCCCCTGTCTGTTCGTTCTGGCTTTTTACTTCATCAGTCATTGTGATTAAACTCCTTTTTGACTTTTTTAGTAACATAAATATACTATTTATAGTATATTAGATATATGAAATATATAAACTATTCTATTAAAATACAAAAAAATTTATAATAAATCATGGAATATACACAAAATATTGAAGAATATAAGAACAAATGGTTTAATTTCGTAAAGTACGAACCACATAGTGGTCAGAAAAAATTACATTTCCCTCCTAATGGTGTATATAATGCAAATAATAACCCTGATGGAACAAGATATACAGTAGTTTCAGCAGGGAGAAGGTTTGGAAAGAGCTTTAGTGCTGCTAGGGAAATAGAAATCCAATTATGTATTCCTAATTCTGTGTGTTGGATAATAGCACCTAACTATGCTACGTCAGCTAAGATATTTGAATTTGTATATACAGAGCTTGTTATTCAAAAAGGGTATAAACCATCTAGGTACTCTGCAAAGGATCAATATTTAGAGTTTGATTGGAATGGTGGAAAGTCTGTATTAGAAGGTAAGTCAGCAGAGTTCCCTAATTCTATGATTGGAGAAGGTGTATCTTTAGCTGTATTTGATGAAGCAAGTAAGATTAAAGGATTAAAGAAAATATGGGAGATGTATGTAAGACCTACTTTATCTGATGGTAAGAGAGGTAAAGGTAGAGCAATATTTATATCTACACCACAAGGACACAATTATTTTTATAGATTATTTTTAAAAGGACAAAATGAGCCTAATTGGTACTCATTTAATTCTCCATCATGGGATAATAGACATTCATTCCCAGAAGGAGAAGAAGATTTAGATTTATTAGAAGCAAAGCAATCTTTAACTGATGAAATATTCAGGCAAGAGTTTGCAGCAGAGTTTACATCATTACAAGGTAGAGTATATAATGACTTTTCTAGGAATGAAAATGTAGGTAAATATCCATATAGATATAACCTGCCTACTTTTATCTCTATTGACTTTGGATATAGAAGTCCTGCTGTATTATGGTTTCAAACAGAACGAATAAATGATGTAGATCACATATATTTTATAGATGAAATTGTTCATCAGACTAATATTAAAACAACAGAATTAGTGGATATGATAAAGCAAAGACCATATCAGATAGCAAATGTATATGGTGACCCTGCTGGTTATCAAGTCCAGGCTTCAGTAGGTAAAGGTGAAGCAGATATATTTTATCAAAATACTGGGTGGAGAGTATTTGCAGTAAGAGATAAAGCATCAAGAAGCATAGCTTCAGGTGTATCTCATGTAAGAAATTTTATATTATCTTCAGATGGAACAAGAAGATTACATATAGATGAAAAATGTACTGGATTAATAGAAGATATGGAAGGATATGCATACCCTGAAAGTAAAGAAGGTTATGATTTAAAAGAGCTTCCTAAAAAAGATGGATACCATGATCACAGCATGGATGCTCTCAGGTATGCATTAGTTAATCAATTCCCAATCAGACAATATCAAATACAATTCAGGAGCAGATGATGATTTATTCAATGGCAAGAAAAATAATAGACAACTCTATTAAAAGACAAAAGCTAGAACAAGCTAAAAACAGACGAGCATTAACTTATAAAATGCTTGATTATTATAATGGTGATAATACTGAACAATATGTAAAAGATAGATTTAGTGCTTCTTCATTCCAAGAAGTTCCAATAAGTTCAATGAATATTACTAAAAGATTTGTAGATAAAATGTCAAGAGTCTATACTCTTGGTGCTAATAGGACACTACAAAGTAAACAAGATGTTTATGATGATTTAACTAGAATGAAAGACGTTAAATTAAAACATTTTGAGAAAATGACTAAGCTATTAGGTACTATTGCTGTACATATAGGA